AAAGAGCATCTGTATTTAGAGTAATAGGTTTTTATGCTTGTCCACAACTTACTAAATTTAACTCAAATGATAATCCAGATAGATTCCAAGTTATGATGAAACACTATCAACAAATGTATGCTGATGAAATGGAGTCTATTTTAAGAGATGGTGTTGAATATGATGCTGATGATTCTAATACAATTCAAGACGCAGAAAAAGCACCTTATCATAGACTTAAACTAATTAGATGAAGATAACTATTAGTGATAATTCATTACAAGTTGCAAAGAACTTTGAAAAACAAGTAAGAGAACAACCTCTAATAGTTAAGACTGCATTAGGTAGAACTGCTGAGTTCTTAATAGGTTTAATTAAACAAAGAACAGCAAAAGGAATGAGTGCAGATAATTTTTCATTTCCACCATATACAGAAGCTTATAAAACATTTAGACAACAAGCTGGGAGACAAACACAATACCCCGATCTTAATTTTTCTGGTCAAATGCTATCAAATATGACTCAAAAATCAGAACCAGATTATGCAGTTATTTATTTTGCAAATAAGTTTCAAAATGTTAAAGCTTTAGGTAATCAAAAGAAACGTAAATTCTTTGCTATTGGTTCAAAAGAAATACAACCAGTAATGAATGTATTTATGCAAACTTATAACAAACTTAGTAAGATATGAGTAAACGAGAAGATATAGCATCTAATATAGTAACAGCAATTTCAACTGGCACATCTCCAATAACTTTAAAGAAGGTTACTAGAGAACCTTTTAATGTTGATGAATTATCTGAACAACAATATCCAGCTTGTTTCGTACAATCAGGAAACGAAGTAAGATCAGATGAAACAATGACTTCAAGCACAATAACAAGACAAGCAACTGCTGACTTTGTAATTGTTGGATATGTAAAAGGAACAACATCAAATATTGATACAAAACGTAATGAGTTAATCTCTACGATTGAAACTAGACTAAATTCTGATAGAACACGAGGTGGATATGCTAAACAAACTCAAGTAGTAGAAGTTTCTACTGATGAAGGTGTTTTATTTCCAATAGGTGGTATCAGAATGGTGGTGCGAGTTATGTACCAATACACATCTGGCACACCTTAACATTAACTAAACAAGGAGAACAACATGGCAACTCATACTGGTTCAGAAGGAACTATGAAAGTTGGTGCTAATACTGTAGGCGAATTAAGAAGCTACACATTAGATCAAACTGCTGACACTATTGAAGATACTTCAATGGGAGATAGCACAAGAACTTACAAAGCTGGTTTAAAAGCATGGTCTGGTTCAGCATCATTATTTTTTGATGAAACTGATACAGGTCAAGATGCTTTGATAATCGGAACATCTGTAGCAATTAAAGTTTACCCTGAAGGTGCTTCTTCTGGCGATACATATTACTATGGTGATGCAATTATCACTGGTAAAAACATTTCTGCATCTTTTGACGGAATGGTAGAAGCTGAAGTTACATTTACAGGAACAGGTACTTTAACTGAAGGAACTGCGTAATTAATTATTAATTAGAAAAGGAAGATATGAACGTAATAGATAGAGTGAAGGCACAATTTGAATCTTTAGGCATTAAAAAGATTGAGGTAGCTGAGTGGGGCGAGGAAGGCAAACCTTTAACAATATACTGCTCACCATTTACATTAGCTGAAAAAAGAAACCTATTTAAAGGTGCTAAGAATGATGACATTGGTGTATTAGTAGATGCAATCGTTTTAAAAGCTAGAGATGGAGAAGGTAATAAAATATTTAAGCTAGATGACAAACAAGTATTATTGAATAATGCTGATGCAAATGTTATAGCTAAAGTAGCAACTGAAATGTTGAATGGTGTTTCTTACGAGGAAGCTGAAAAAAAGTAAGATCTGATACGGAGTTATATTCTATACTTGCTCTTGGTCAGGAATTAAATAAAAGTATGGAAGAAATTTGTCTTATGACACAAGATGAATTTTATTATTGGATAGCTTACTTTAAAGTGAAGGCAGAAAAAGAGAAACTTTATAATGGCAGATCAGCAGTTAAGAATAAGAATTGATGCAATAGATAATGCTACAAAAGCACTTGCTGATGTTAAAAATCAATTAAAAGGTTTAGATAAACAAACTAAAGAAGTATCTGAAAGTTTCTTTACATTTTCCAATGTTTTAAAAACATTTATAACAGTAGAAGTTCTTAGAGGTACTTTTAATATTTTAAGTGCCTTCCAAGATATAAAGGTTGCATTAAATCAGGTAACTGGTTCAGCACAACAAGGTAGTAGAGCATTTGATTTCTTAAATAAGTTTTCTGAAACATCTAGGTTTAATATTAAAGATTTATCTAATGCTTTTATTTTACTTTATAGATCAGGCATTAATCCAACAGAAGAATTATTAAAAACATTTACAGATACAGCTTCAGCTACAAGACAACCATTAGAAACATTAAATGCTTTAATTTTATTATTTACTAAAGGTACTGAAGGTGGAATGGGATTGCTTCAATTTAAGAGATTGGAAAGCGAAGGAATACCAGTATTTAAACTATTAAGAGAACAATTTGGTTTAAGTAGAGACCAAGTAGAAGAATATTTAAAAAGTATCAATGGCACAAGACTAGTATTAGACTTATTAAGACAATCTTTAGGAAAAGCATTTGGTGGAACTGAAGCCGCAAATGCTAAGAACTTATCTACAACTTTTGATGATGTAAAAAATGCCGCAGAAAAATTATTAGCTTCACTTGGAGATACTGGTTTAAATAAAGTTTTAGCACAAACATTTTTAATACTTAAAGATATAATTGATCTTATAAAAAATTCTGATTTAGTTAAATTTCTTGGTGTTATAGGTACTGGACTTGGCAAAGTATCAGATGCCATTGGAAAAGGTGTAGATGCTTATAAAAAAGCAAAAAAAGGTTATGAAGAAGCAATAGGAAAAGGTGGTAAACCAGTTGTTGCACCAAATGCACCAGTAGTGCCTAAACCAAATACATTAATAGATGAAGTTTTTTCCCAACTAACAGTATCTTTAACTGCATTTACTGTTCAATTACAAAGCATAAATAAAATAATAGCAGAAGGAGTTGTAAGTGGTATTAAAAATGTATCAAGAGCAATCGCTGAATCTATTGTTCTTGGTAAAAAATTAACAGAATCATTTAGAGAACTAGCACAAAGAGTATTAGTTAATATAATTGAAAAATTAATTGAAGAACAATTAATTAGATTATCATTATTTGCATTAGACAAATTAAGAAAAGCTTTAGAAGAAGATAAAACTAGAGAAATGCAAAAACAAAATAGTTTATTACAATCTCAATTAATATTAGAAAATGGTATTGCAGGTGCAAGAGCGGCACAAGCACAATATGGAAGTGGTGGTGGGGGTGGTGGTTTTGGCTTTGGTGATTTACTTAATATCGGTTCTAGCATATTTGGATTTGCTGAAGGTGGTGCTGTATCTGCTGGACAACCTATAACAGTTGGAGAACGTGGTAGAGAATTATTTATACCTTCTACAGATGGAACTATTGTACCAAATCAAGACTTAGGAACAGGTGCTAATAATTATAATTTTACTATTGTTGCTACAGATGTAAGAGGTGTAAAAGAATTGCTATTAAATAATAGATCAACTATTGTAAATATTATGAACCAAGCTTTAAATGCGAAAGGAAAATCTAGTTTAGTATAATGAGTGGCACTTTCCCTTCAACACCAACAACTCAATCAGTATCTATAAGATTACAACAAAATACTATTGTTTCTACAACTGCATCTGGCAGACGACAAGCAAGACAAATAGATGGTCAAAGATTTGCATTAACTCTTGTATTTCCTGTTATGACTAGATCAGAATTTGCACCTATTTTAGCTTTCATAATGAAACAAAGATCACAATTAGAATCTTTCCAATATACACCAGCTACAATGGCTTCAACTAATGGTGTTGCTTCAGGAGTTATATCTGTTGCAGGTGCTATAAGTGCTGGTGCTACATCTTGCACAATAGATGGTATGGCAAATAGCACATCTGGTGTTTTAAAAGCTGGAGATTATTTTAGATTTACTGGACAGAACAAAGTTTATATGTGCGTAGCAGATGTTAATTCAAATGGTTCTGGTGCAGGAACATTAACATTTGAACCGCCATTAAGAGCAAACGTATCTGACAATGCAGTTATAATTTATAACAATGTAGATTTTACTGTTGGTTTAACTAATGATGTTCAAGAATTTAGAGTAGGCACAGAAAACTATTTCCAATACGAAGTTGATCTTATAGAGGTATTGTAATGCCTAGATCACTCAATGCTTCTTTAATATCAGAACTAGCAACTAATAAACTTAATCCAGTAGAACTAGTTTATCTAGGAGTAAGCACAGGAAGTTATTATACAGATCATTATAAGAACATTACTTTTGATGGAAATACTTATACAGCTTCATCATTATTTTTAGGCAGTTCAGAATCTTCAGAATCATCAGAAGTATCTGTAAGCAATTTAGTAGTTAAATTCGGTGGTGCAGATCAAACAATAATCTCTTTATTTCTTAACAATGAATATATGGATAAGAGAGCATGGGTTTATAGAGGGTTCTTAGATGAGAACCAAGCATTAATTAATTATCCATTTCTATTATTTGATGGAAGAATTGAGAATCTAAGTATTGAAGAAGATGAAACAAATTCAGTAGTAAGTATTTCTATTGCTTCTCATTGGGCAGATTTTGATAAAACAAAAGGAAGAAAAACTAACACAAACTCTCAAGCATTACATTTCCCAACTGATTTAGGATTTGATTATGCTTCACAAACTGCAAAGGATATTAAATGGGGCAAGGCATAACTGATTTATATAAAATTATACATCTGTATAGGCAGTTCCCTAGATACGACAAAATGAAATACCAAGATTTAGTAAATGCAATATTGCCATCTTTTAATTTAGAACAATATCAAATTCATAAAGTTAATGGAGAAGTTGTAGGTTTTACTAACTGGGCATATTTAAGTGATGAGGTAGAAAAAAGATTTATGACAACTGGTAGATTGAAAGCCAATGAATGGAAGTCAGGAAACAATATTTGGCATATTGAAACAGTTGCTAAAAGTCATTTAAGAGAAATTATGAATTGGACTAAAGAATATTTTAGAAATTTATTAGAAGTAGATCAACCATTAAAATGGTTAAGGATAGCTGATGACTCAACTATCTACAGAAGATCTATGAAGTTTAAAAGGGAGTTTCACATTTAATGGGTTTTGATCCAATCACATCAGCAGTCGTTCAATTAGTTGTTACTACAGCTATATCTTGGGTTTTAAAACCTGAACCACCAAAAAGAAATGTTCAACAACAAGAAACTGCACAAGGTATCTTAGTTAATAAAGCTTCTAACAATACAGCTATTCCAGTTGTATATGGTCAAAGACAAGTTGGTATAGCAAGAGTATTTGTAGAGAGTTCAGGAACAGATAATACATATCTTTACATGGCAGGAGTTCTTTGTGAAGGTGGTGGTAATGGAATTGAATCAATAGATGAGATTTATGTTAATGATAAATTAGTAACTTGGTCTGGTGCATTAACAGATCAAACAGTAAGAACAGTAAATAGCTCAGATACTAATTATTATAAAGATGGTGAAAGCTTAATATCAGTTCAATCATTTTATGGATTAGACAATCAACCAGTATCAAGTTTATTAGATGAATCATCTAACTGGGGTTCTAATCATAAATTATCTGGTGTTGCTTATCTTGCTTTTAAATTCAAATGGAATCAAGACGCATTTAATTCATTACCAGAAGTTAAAGTAGTTCTTAAAGGCAAAAAAGTTTATGACCCTAGATTAGATTCAACTAAAGGTGGTTCTGGTTCTCACAGACAAGACACAGCTTCTACTTGGACTTATTCTGCTAACTCATCTTTATGTCTTTTAGACTATTTAAGAAATGCTAGATATGGAAAAGCTTTACCTAATTCTTCATTTGAAACTAATTATGATTCATTTAAAACTTCAGCAGATTTATGCGATACTCAAGTAACACCTTATACTGGTGGAACAGATATTAATTTATTTGAAACAAACATAGTTCTAGATACTGAACAAAAACTTATAGACAATGTAAGAGAACTATTAAATCCAATGAGAGCAATATTTACCTATACACAAGGTAAGTATTTCTTAATTATTGAAAACACTGGTTCATCACAATTAAGTTTAAACAAAGATAATATTATCGGTGGTATTAAAATATTTGGTGAGAAGAAAAATACTAAATATAACCGAGTTATAGGTACATTTGTTAATCCTGAAAAAGAATGGCAAGAAGATACAGTATCATTCCCACCAGCAGATGATTCTGGTTTACCTGTTGAAGATCAATATGCAACATTATTAGCAGAAGATAATGGAACTAATTTAGAAGGTAATTTTACATTTCAAGGAATATCAAATCCTTATCAAGCAGAAGAACTTTGCGAGATTATTTTAAGAAGATCAAGAAATGCTTTAGCAGTAGAAGTTATATGTACTTCAGAAGCTCTTAATTTAACTATTGGTGATTTAGTTGATCTTACTTACACAACTGGTGGATTTAGTTCTAAACTATTTAGAGTTTATGGATTAACTATTAATTCAGATTCTACAGTTTCATTAAAACTTATTGAACATCAAGACAACTTCTATACTTGGTCAGAAAAAGCAGAAGCACCTACAATAGCTGATACAACATTACCAAATCCTAATAATGTTCAAGCACCAGCTTCAGTTACTTTAGATGACCAATTAATTGAATACTCAGACGGAGTTGTTATTACAGCTTTAGACGTAACAATAGGTGCATCACCAGATAGCTTTGTAGATTACTATCAAGTTGAATATAAATTAAGCACAGACACAGATTACATTATTGCTGGACAAGGTTCTGGTTTAACTCAAAGAATACTAAATGTAAAAGATGGATTTACTTATAACGTAAGAGTAAAAGCATTTAATACATTAGGAGTTGGTTCTACATATACATCTGCTACAAGAACTATCATTGGTGGAATTGCACCACCTTCTGATGTAACAGATTTCTCTTGTAACATTATTGGTGGAGATGCACATTTATCTTGGCAACAAATTAGTGATTTAGATTTAGCACATTATCAAATCAGATATTCTACATTAACAACTGGTGCTTCTTGGGGTAACTCAGTTTCTTTAGTTGAAAAGGTTGCAAGACCAGCTACTTCAGTAACAGTTCCAGCAAGAGTAGGTTCATATCTTATAAAAGCAGTAGATAAAAATGGTAACTATTCTT